TATAGATGCGAAAAAAAGTAATAGGGTCATTTTTTGGCCCGAATTTTTAGTCGCCCCTTTTTGGAATTAAAAGCTATTTTTCCCTGGCTATCTAGATAGTTGTTGTATTTACTGATGTGGTGAACTGTGGATCATTATAATCAGGATCTGGATAATCCTCCCATGAGTCACCCTCATATTCAACAACAAGTGGATTCACATCCTTTCTCTCACCATATACATGGTAAAAACAATTAATAGGAAGACCACCCTGAGCCTGTAAATAAACATACTCCTCATCCCACCTCTTAATTATAATATCTTGATGTGCACCGATTGGTTGTAGTTGCACGGTGATGCTATCAACACGAACTAAATCTTTCCAATGTGCAGGAAGTCTTATTACCTTCTCATTCTTAACTCTACCTCTACAATACACACCAACCTCTGGGCCTTCAATACAAGCATATCTTAATCTATATCCTTTACCTTTTGAAGGGTGCTCCATATCAAAAGGTTTTGGTTTACTATCAGCAGTTGCAAATCTTGATGCGAGTCTTCCTTTATTTCCTGTGTCCGTGTCACCACTCACATACAAGTCACCATCAATGTAAACAGCATTTGTACCATCTCCTTTTACATGAAGTGACACTGGAGCGTTTGTATTACCGTCCTTTCCAATCATCACCGTGCCTTGAGCAGTGCTAAAGTCACCAGCATTTCCAACTTGTAAAGGGCCTTCAATATATGCAGAGTGTCTTACTCTTCCTGCTCCCTTACCAAGTGCGTCAGGTGGATTAATATTATTATCGCCAACAACAAGTTGACCATTGTTAATCCAAACTTCATCAAATACAAATGACATTTTAACCTCCGAGACTTAAATAAGAATTAAATTCTTTTGTGGCACAAGATACACCTCTAATTATACCAGATAATATCTCTATTCCGCAAGGAGCATTAACAGATAAAAATGAAGTTGCTTTTACACTCATTCTTGCTCTTGCTTCAACATTAATATTTTGTGCGTTAAGATCCATTTGAGCATTCGCCTCCATCATTATGTTCTTTCTTGCGTATAACTCTATATTTTCTCCCGCTTCAAATCTAATATTTCCTTTTAAAGATTTGATAACTACATCTCCGTTCTCTGCTTCAACATATATTGTTGTTCCTGCTTTGTTATCTAATCCTGCTTTTACTTGAAAATTTCCGGGTGATATTGATGTAGTCCAGTTTTTTCTAGGCCCACTACGATCTAACTTAAAGATGTGTCGCCCATCCCTTGCTCTTACCTCAAAACTAGATATAACTGCCTTGTCTTTTGATATACCACCAAAACATAAAGCACCATCTTGAGTACTTATTTTCTGAGTATTGTAATTAGTTTGTTCAGACATGATTAATATTTAGTAACCACCATAACCACCTCCTCCGCTTGGTGGTGGAGAGGGAGGAGGACTTGGTGATGGGGAAGGAGAAGGTGATGGAGAAGGACTTGGTGCGGGTGCAGGAGAAGGTGACGGACTTGGTGAAGGAGCAGGTGCAGTTGTGAAAGTTGTAGGTTCAACAACATCAGGTTCTGCTGTGATTACATCAGTTGTCGTAGCACTTCTAGTTGTCAATGCTTCATCAGTTCTTGCTGTTCTTGCAACTGGGACATTGACTCCACTAATACTTGCTTCTCTTGATTCAAAAACTCTTATGTTTGTTCCTGATTTTGTTGATGTTCCTGCAAACTTGGCACCATTTTTAAAATATACATTACCATAATACTCTTTACCACCTACATATCCATTTATATTTAAACCAACAAGATCAAATACTTGAACAATATCTTTTGCCACTGGTTCGACTGGAAGTGGATCACGAACCACGTTGAATACGGGAGTAAAAGATGCATTAATACCTGTTGTTGTTTTCATTCTTATATCTGGCAACTCAGTAAAATTTCCAGCTCTAAGAACTTTAACACCAGATATTTTCCCAAACGGTTCACAAGTGTATGATAATTGAGTTCCATTGGCTGGTTCAATAATTATTTCATCCTTACCACAATCATAATTTATTCCGGGTTCATCCACTCTCACTTCTGATAATTGAAGAATTGCGGGATATTGAGGTGCTGTTTCTTTTGGTGGTAAGTATCCTGTGCCTGTTTCGTTAACAATAATTCTAATAACAATCCCATTTCTTATCTCTGTATTGAGAACAGCACCATTTCCGTTACGACAGGGATCAACGACTGTTACAAAGGGAGGTGTCTGATATCCAAAACCACCATTTACTAAATCAGCAGCGAGTAAATTTCCCTGACGATCAACCACTGGATTTGCTTCTGCACCGATTCCACCACCACCATAAAATTCAAGTGTAGGTGGAGGACATGGTTGAGGCCCTATCTTACAAGGATCTGATCTTAATAAATCCTTTGATGTTAACGCATTAACCTCATCTATTGTTAAATACTTTACTTTATTATCACCATTAAGAAAGATATAAGTTGTCCCCGGATTTAATGCCTCATAATCATTTGCTTGAGCAATAGATCTATTCTTAACATATCCATCAATTTGACTAATATATCCAACTTTTATATTCTCGTTTGAAATTGGTGCGATTGACATTATACTCCCTCTAGTCCACCCGGAAATTTGGGTATGTCAAAATTAGGTTTAAATCCAATATCACCCGGTAAATTGGTTGTTCTAACAGGAAGAGGGGGAACTGCCTCTTTAACTTTATCAACAATATTATTTGTGTTAATTTTCTTATCTGAATTTTCCGTGTTTGATCCACCACCATCAAAATTATACTTATTATCTATGGGACACTCTGGTTTAGGATCACATTCTAAAAATGCTGCAGCTGTTGACATGAAAGTAGATGCAAGAGCAAGATCAAAATCTAATCCACCAAGAGCACCAAAACCTCCGATATCAATACCAGATAATGGGAGTCTACCACCTAATACATCTGTTAATATTTGTGGTGCTGAACCACCCAAATTCCCTAATGCATTTGTCAAAGATCCTATATCACCATTCGTTATGGCACCAAGTGAAGCACCAACGGCACCCATTAATTTTGAATCTATACCAAGTGGCCCTGCTATTCCCTGAAATGCACCCACAATATCACCATTATCAATTGACTGAATTGCTGTTGATAATCCACCAAGAGCCGCACTACTACCAGAGAAATCAACTAATGATGTCAATGCTGCTGCATAATTACCAGATTTTAATGCGGATGTTATTGCACCAGACTGACCAGCACCAATACCAATCCCTGCTCCGAGTGCTGCTGCTAATCCACCAAATAGATTTCCATTTTCTAAATTAGCAAGAACATTTTCCTGTGATAGAACATCCGCTAACCTACCCTGAGTTGGTGTCCCTGATCCAGCTGCCAATGGAGTGATTGCACTCTGATAACCCGTTGTTATATCGCCCATTACATTTGAAAAAACATCTGCGATTATATCCTCAGTCTCGCAAGGATTCATTGGAGTGTAAAATCCCTCTGGTGGTAATGGTGGAATTAAATCAGAGTTGTTATCAGTTGGTCTATTTTGATTTTGATTTTGAGGTGTTTGATTATTTTTACGTTTCAAAGATCTTCTGATTCCTGCAGCAACTAATCGTGCAAGATCACCTTTTATCTTGTTAAATACACAAGCAAGTTTACCCTGTGCCTTGACATTCGCCTCTAAATTATCAAGTCTATCAAATATACTCGTTGCATCATCGATTGTTTTAGTCGCATTATTTAATTTTTCACTTAAAAAGTTTTGAGTATTGTTAAGTGATGGCAAAAGTGACCCTGCACTTAATTTTGATGTCTCATCAATTAATTGATCTATCTTTGAATTTATTTCCCCTTCATTAATATTAGTGATGATATTTTTTGATGCTGCTGCAGTTCCATAGTCATTCAATTGACTCATCAAATCTTGATACTGTCTCTGAAAATTTCCCATGTGAGTTTGCATGGATGTCAAACTATTACCATGCTTTACACACTCCATTGGAGATTCTTTCTGACCTTCTTTTTCTTGGTTTGTATCAACTGCATTTTGAAGGTTTGGTGCGTCTGTCGATTCTATTGCAGGGGATGATGCTGGACTTTCACCTGTTTTTACTTGATCATCCATTACTGGATCTTTAGGCCCATATCCACTCTCTACTTTGAAGAAACCATCTCTTTCTTCTTTCGCTATTTCTCCGATAACAGTCTTGGCATTATTACCCAAGACTCCCATGATGATAGGAACTTGTTCATCCGAACCATCAAGAAAGAATCCAAAAACAAAACATCCCTGTTTGATTCCGGGAGTTTGATATGAACCACCCAAACCTGCACCAGAAGTTATGGGGTACATAACTTGAGCCCATGGCAATTGATCAGAGGGTATCATAGACTCTCCAGCATCATGGATGCCCATGATTCTTACTTTATATCTGTAACCCCATCCCGGAATATCTTTTCGACCCTTGAAAAAAGAATTTGGTTGATTCTCACGCCAAGTTTTGGAATCAGCAACTTGGCCTAACCACCAATGAAACTGACTCCCAACAAAACCGGGATTATATAAACCTGATACTTGTTCCATCAGTCGTCATATACTCGACACTCAAATGCATCGGGATGGTTATCACAATAGATTTCTAAATGCTTATCTTCATGACGAGTATGCCAATCATTTATCTTACCCTCATTCGGAACAACTTCATCGTCCTTGTGAGCATATTCATAATCTGCATGAACTTCTTCAAGTTCAGATTTTTTATACTCTAACATGCCATGATTGGTATGTTCTTTACCGTCTTTAGGATCAAGATAAACTTCGTGATCTAAATCGTGTTTAATAGTAGTCATAGTTAATTGATTAAACTCCTACAATCTTATTTATCTATCATAACTTAGTTTATGTTAACATGCCACCACCAGTTGGTGTTCTTCCAAAGGAATCTCTTACTAATCCTAATTTGGTAACTCCTCTTTTACCTTCAACAATTCTATGCTTTAAAGAGGCGATTACATATTTACCACTTATTTGTTTATCTGGTTGGCCTCCTCCAGTGTCAGGAACATCAATATGAATACATTCACCAACATGTAGATCAAAATCAGGAGCTATATCAATAACCACTGATCCTGTGCAAAATTGATTATACCTTCTAATTGATTGATTTAATATTTGTTCAACCTCAAAGTTTTCCTCTTCGTGTTTCTTTACTTGTTCCCTTGGGTCTTTACCACTCGGAAGATTTCCAACATCTTTCAAAACATATGTTGTTCTTGTCGGAGTAGCACTAAACTTCTCATTTAATACGGGTAATTTTTTACCTGCATGCACAGTTCCATCGTCATCATCTTCAAAAGCATTTTGTTCAATGATTTTATACTCACAATTATAAGGGTTAAACGCAATTAGTTTTGTATTATATGCACCCATTCTATATTTTTGATTTGCAACAAGGTTATTATCAGGCAGCAAGTTTACAATTTCACCATCATATTGCTCACTTGATAATGATGAGTCAGGGGTATTTGAAAAAATATATTTTCTAACTGGTTCTTGTGCAAAAATTGAATCAATTGATTTATAGTGAAATCCATCTGAAGTTTGATAAAACATAAATCCAGCTGTTTTTCCTTTTTTACCATCGGATGCGGGAATCGATTTTTTTGCCAACCAGTTTATTATATAAAGTGGTTTTCTAACATTCCCAATAAAATTATAATTATTACTTGTCTCATCAATATAAAGTTCTTTTTCTGTTGCAAGATTATCTGTTAAAATTTTTCTTATGTGCTCTGATACTTTTCCATCATATCTTCTAACAACACGAGACGTAAGTTCTTCATTACGAATGAACTCTTCTGATGTTAATCTTAATGAAAGTTCCTCTTGTTGAGTGTCCTTTCTTATTGGAGTAACTTTATTTACATTTAGTTCTACCTTTAAATCATTACCATTCGGATCTACAATAACCAATTCAAAATCCTCTGTTCCAACTAAGGGAAGACCTTCCATTACCGTCTTACCATTTACTGAACCTACCGTATTACCAAAAGTAATATCAACTTCAATAGTATCATTAAATAAACTTTCAGAGTATTGAACATCAGGAGCCGTTGATAAATCGACATCAAGATCACTTTCATTTGAAATGATGATTGCCTTCTTAACGGCACAGTTTTCATATTTAATCTTGTTTTTTGACATTATCTCTTATATAAATTTGAAAATGTTCTGGTTTCAGATGCTTTGTTGCCCATGGCGATTAATTGTTCCTCTTGTTGTGATTGTTCTTTAGATGGAATGACAAGTGGGAAAGGAACAAAACTTACTCTTCCTGCAGTAGTCTTATTATAAAAAGGAGTGCTGCTTATTTCAGTAGATTTATCTACACTATTTACCAATGGTTTAAAATTCGATCTAGGTAAGTCAGGATTCACGTAACCACCATCCTCAAACGTTTGTGTTGCTGCTCCTTTTAAAGCTCCTTTTGTTGCAGATGATTTTGCAGATACCCCTCCCTCTGTTCCAAAGAATAAATCATATGCAATTCCACCAAGTATATCTCCTCCAATACCACCAAGCATACCACCTGCGAAAGCACCAACAGGCCCACCTACTGCTAAACCAACAGCACCTATTAGTGAGGAGAGAGCAAAACTTCCAATTGCTTTAAACGCTGCTCTACCAATGGGTTCACCAAAAACAAAGTAATCAAGTAAGAATCCAAATACATCACCAAGAATCGGTATAACTCCAATAGATCCTTTAAGTCCTTGTTTGAAAGTTTGTACAAATGCATCGCCACCAATATTTGAAAGAACTTTTACTATTCCTCCTCTCGTCTTTAATAATCCTTTTAAGTTTGATGGTGATAAAAAATCACCTGCCTGAGACAAAGCACTTCTTCCCTGTTCAAAAATAGAGGGTCGAATAATATCATACTGAAATCCGGGTGGATATGATTGTCGTCCAGCAGCACCAATAGATTTAAAATCTATTTCCTTTTGACTAAATCTTTTTTTGGGTTTAATTTTTGGATCATTAAATTTAAACTCATCTGTAACCTCATCTAATTCAAATCTATCATCAAATAATACTTTATCCAGAATTTCATTTTTAACTTTATCCATTCTTTTACCTTGAACAAATGAACTGACTCTTGCATCAAGAAAGTAAGAATCCTTACCACCAAATGTTATAACGTCTAATTTTACTTTTCCTTTTCCAATATCTAAAAATACATCGTCACCTATAAATTTAACCTGATTCATAGGAACCTGAACCTGTCCTGTTCGTTTCGCAAAATCTTGTGGGCCTCTTAATTTTTCCGCTTTTTTCTGAAAAGACTCTGAATTTATAATCTTTTCAATACTAACTTTTTCTTTTCTTGGTCTTCGTCTTTTAAATGGGACTGGTTGACCACTACCAGCTGGTCTAAAAAAAGTCATTGTCTCACTTTTTTTGTTAATACCTTCCCTTATTACTTCTATACTATTTCGAGGTCTACCTCTTCTTTTTGGTGCAGGACTTTCATCTGATTTTTTTATATTTGAAGGAGTTGCCTCTTTCTTTAAACTTTTTACAGCGTCCTTTGCATTTCTGCCCTTTAAAGCCTTTAGTCCCATTGATATTGCTCCACCAATTATTAATGAAGTTACTAAAGCATCTAACGCACCATTAAAATCACCAATTGTTCTCTCTATTCGACTTACTTTTATTTCATCTTTATCAATGCCTTGCAATTGATTTGTTTTATCATTGAATACAGAAATAAATTGCCTTAAAGCAAGGAACGCTCCACCAACTACCAGAGTCAAGGGTTTTGCTATTTTTTTTATGAAACCTAATATTTTTAATATTGTCGGCAAAAATTTTAAAGCAAAAAATCCTATTGTTGATACGACTCCACCAATAAGAAATGCAATCAATCCACCACCTCTTTTAGGTTTAGGATCTTTCTTCTTCAAATCAATATCATCATCTCGATCATCATCTTTCTCAAGAGTCTCTTCTCTACCAAGTCTTCTCAATCGCTCTTGATTTTGTCTCTCAATTCCCTCTCTTACTTTTGATAATACAAGTCTATCCTTCAACAACTTATCTACCTTAATCACATCTTCCCGTATAATACCAATGTCTGTCACAGATTTTCTAGACAAAACTGTTGTTCCGCTTGATCTATTCGTTAGTAGTTTACTTGAATCAATCATAATTATGGAGCGAGCATTCCTAGAGTATCGCATTTATTTGAATCAGATGGATTTAATGAACAGGTTGGTAATTCATTTCTACTTGGAACTGTCTTATCAGCAGATGGAATATTAGGTATGTTTGAAAAATCAGGTAAGGTTGGTTGTCCACCATCGTTTGGATTGATCGGCAATAAGTTCATATTTCCTTCAAGAGTTCCGTCTGCAAGTGGTGTTGCTTTCATTAATTCTGATAAGATATAAAGTTTCACACCTTTTTTACTTAAACCAGCAGCACCTCCACTAAAAAGTGACCGGAATGGTCTTAAAATTAATTCTCTCTGAGCTGGTGTTATACCTGACATCGGGCCTCCCTCAGAAGCTGAAACCGTGACAAGTTTTCGATTTTTGAATGACTCGACAAGATCTACTCCAAAAGCACGATCAGGTCTACCAAAGGCCGTTGATTGTTTTCCTGACTTATAGTTCTTTGTGCTTTGTCCTCTTTGTAATCTATCATCACCAAACAAAGTGTTTTTATTTACCTTAGATGTATCTCTTTTAAATAGATCTCTGATGTCACCAAAAGGAACTTTTGACTCGTCTGGAAATCTTACATTTTTACCAGTGTTAAAAATTCTTTTTGCTCCTCGAATACCCCCAGTTACCCCTTCATTTATTGTTTCTAGTAATGGAAGGAACTTAGCAGTTTGAGTTGCATTAACAATGAACTCACCACCCTCTGCTTCAATTGGAATCCCACCTTGAGCATGACTTGGGCCTTCTAACATACCACCATCTTGCATGAATAATCTATCTGGCCTAAACGCAGAAACAGCTGACTTGAAAAAATTAGTTTTACCTATTGCTTTTGCACCACCACTAATTAAAGAAGTGCCCGGCATCCCAAAACCAAAAATGAGCGCAGCAGCCTTTAATATACCTGTAAGACCAATCATTTTTCCAATTAAAAATCCAACTCCAATAATCGCAGCAGTTATACCAGTAAGAATAAGTGGAAAGAAATTTTTAATAAACCCAGATATAAAATTAACAAGACCAATATTTGCAGGATTACTTAAAAAATTAAGTATACCCATCAAAAATTTACCAGCGATTAGGTTTATAAAAAATTGTAAAGTTTGTAAAAAAGCATTTTTAACTGGAGCTAAAGCATTATTAGTTGCTTTTTTAAACATCTTAACTAATGGTTTATCTTCTTCTAAAGATGCCTCTCTATCTCTTCTCTTTTCATTTTCTAATTTTCTTTGTGTATCAAGAAACTTTTCATACTCAAACTTTTCTTGTGCCTCAAGAGTTTGTACTATTGAAGACATCGTTTCTCTGATGTCCATAATACTTTTTTCTATACCAACTGTATTTGCTCTTCTTGCTTTTAAAATTCGTGTAATTACGTTTATTTTTTTTGAATTATTATTTACTCTTGCTTCTAATTTATTTTCTTTACCCAAAAAATTTGATGCAGAAACTCTTCTTGTGGTTTCTTTAGGAGTTCCACCAAGTCTTGACATATTATTGAGAAAATTCTCAAATGCTGGATTCATTTCATCCATTTGCGTTTCTTTGTTGCTCCTTTAATCTTTCCTCTTCAAGATGTGCTTGCAATAATCCAACATAAATGTCTCGTTCCCAAGGCATCATGTTTTCAATTTCAGTCAAACTATATTTATGGTACTGCATCATGGCAAAGTTTAATCTGAAGTAGTTCTCCAGATTCATGTGAGCCATGGCTAACCGAAAAAAGACGCTAAACCCTCAAGTAATACATCACTCTCGACTTTTGTTTTTGGATTGTATACTTTAACAGTATGAGATAACTTTGGCATTGTCTCAAAGAACTTTTCAATTTCTTTGAATTGATTTGAATTCATTGAATCAAGAAAATCAGTTATCTCTTTTTTAGAACAATCAGCAGCGACCCAAACTTCATCTTCATTATATATTTTACTAATACAAGATCCAACTAAATCAAATGATTGTTCCATTGGGTTTTGTGTTTTGTCATTAGGGTCAAAATTGTTTTTAATAAATTCATTAAGAGATGGGTACTTAAGTTCCATCATCAAACTATTATCAAGTTTAACTTGATTAGAATGTCCTTCAGGTTTTTGAACCTTGATGTCATCTAAATTAATATTTACAGAAACTTCGGTCTCTGTATCATCAGGACAAATAAGTTTGACTTCAATATCTTCACCTACAGATTTACCACGAATATTCAAAAATAAAAATTCAATGTCAAAAGTAGGAAGTAATTCAACTTTTATACCTTTTGTTAAAATACATGCACGAATTACAGCCTTAATAGCATTTGTAATTTGTTTTGTATCTTCACTTTCAAGTGCAATAACAAGTAGTTTTTCTTCTTTTACAAGGAAGGGTCTATATGTTATTGTCTTTCCTGTTGAGGGTAATTCAAGTTCGTAGGTTGGCGTTGCAATTTTTGGTAATGGCATAATGTTATACTTCAGTAAGTTTATTTATAGAGGTAATTCAAGTTTATAATAGAGCGTTATCTTGACCACCAAATCTTGATGTCAAGTTGTCAGTAGGTAATGCTCCTGCACGAAATGCTGGATTTGATGGCACTGGCAAACCACTATTGAACTCTGGCCCTCTTCTACCACCTCTTGATCCTAAAGCATTTAAAAATCTAGGAATAACTCCTCTTGGTCTGTCCTCAATGAAGTATCTTGAGTAAGCCATATTGACTGAGCATTTTAATACTTGTGATGCATCATACGAAACAGGCATCGAATTTATCGAAAGTGGAAAACAATTTACAAATTTATATGTGAGTATTTTCGTTTGTCTTCTTGAGTCAAGATTTTTTTCAAATTTTGATACTTCTAAATTACCACGATACTCTCTTGGAAACTTAACACGATAATTAAAATCCTCATTCTTAACTTTGTTAGATCCTGATGATGTCATATTTGAAATATAATTCATCCATGCTTCAAAAAATCTGATTGGTAAATATTGATCTGCATCACAATAAAATGTAAGATTTATTGTGTCATCATATGTTCTTCTATAAACATGTCTCTCCCTAACACCCGGAATATTATTTGTTAATTCTGCTGTAGCAAATCTTGATCCGGGTAATGATGTTTCAGAACATAATATATTTAATCTACCTTGATCTAAATTTAATCCAAGTTCTTGTCGATATTGATTGAATCCTCTCTCTAAAAAAGAGATGCTTACCTGAAAATGCGAAGTCGTCGCTGGATTAAGGAGTTGAGCCTTAACCATCGATATCGATTTTCGCTGTGGTGGGATGATAGCCATTTATAAATATAGATTGACCTTGTATATTATGTAGGCAAGTTATGGGGGAGAGTATTAAGAGTAG